AATCCACACTTTGCTAATAGAGCAAAACAAACTTCTACTGGATTTTATTGTAATAAAGGTGCTGGTGAAGAAGCAAATAAGAAAAGAAGTGAGTTGATGAAAACAGAATACAATCCTATGAGTAATCTAAAACTCAAAGAGAAAGCAAGAAAAAACTTGATTAGAACTTTGAGTAATCCAGAAATGAGAAAACTAAAAAGTAGAGTTGGAAAGAAAGCACACAATCGTCCAGAAGTAGTTGAGAACCATAGACAGGCAGCACTCAAATCTCATCAAAATCCAGAAACAAAAAGAAAACATATTGAGGCAAAACTTGGTGAGAAAAATCCTTGTTATGGTAAAAAGTGGATTACAAATGGAAATGAAAACAAATACATAAATTCTATTGATGAAGTTCCAAGTGGTTTTTGGTATGGTAGAGTTGTTTGAGGACACTTGACGAACTGGCACAGGGACACTCCAAATGCCCCTGTGATGCCTTATAATACTCTCATACGCAACCAAACCGATGACTACTCCCAAAGAAACCTACGAATACTGCGAACAACTCATTCAAAAAGAGATTGATGAAGTATTTGTGACTATTAGTAAATGGGGCAAAGAATGTGCTGACCACAATGAAGAGTTTATTTCTTTTAAAGAGAGAAAGAGTAGTGAACTCAAAAAACTCTATAAACACTTGGAGAACATCCAAGTAATGAAAACCTCTTATCTTTCTGGACGATGACTGACCTTTCCCCTCAAGCACAAGCAATCATAGATGCTGCTGATGAAGTATTTTCTCACGGAGGAACAATTAGAGAGGGCTTTGCTGCTGCTCTTCGTGTTCTTGCTGATAATGTTGCCCCTGAAAATTATGCCTGTTTTTCGGGGCATAGAGAGTGGGATGAAGCACTTGAAACAAGAAATGAAAGTATTCGTGAGGCAATTTTAGATATTGCTACTGAACTGGAGGCACTATGACTGACCAAGCACAACAAATCTGGGATGCTTTTTATTTTACTTTCGCAGATAAAAGAGTAGATTTTACCATTCAAGAACTTAATAATAATGCTCTTGCTAATGTTCTCCGTGCTCTTGTGAGTAATAATGAGGAGTGGGTAGATGGAACTTATATGGTAAAATCAGAAGACATTCTCAACATCGCAACTGAACTTGAAGCATTATGACTAAACTCACGGCACTTGATTTGATGGTAATTTCAGATACTTTGTATAGAACTCTTTCTATCGCAGGATTTGGGGGAACTCTTGGTGGATATACAAAAGAAGCAAGAGAAAATGTTGCGAATAAAGTTCAAATAATTTTGAGTAATATGGAAGTAGAACTACCTGTGGGGAAAACTGATGCCTAAGATGACTTATGAAGAATGGAGTGAAAAAAACCCAATTGATTGGGATGAGATTGAAAAAAATGATAATCCAGATATGTTAATTACTAAAACAGGTGTAGAAATGATGCATTACCAACTCTATTTGTGGGAATGTAAAAAAGAAGAGGAGAACCAAAAATGACTGAAAGATTAAATCATAAACTTAATGTAGATACAATCAAAACAGTTAAAGATGTGAAGAATGTCTTTTATACTATGGAGTTGGTTGCTTCTATTGATGTAGATAATCCAATATATGAAGTCGCAAAGGAATACTTTACCATTCCTTATGTTCATCCTGAACTAACATTCCCAACACCACGCAAGAGTATTGAAGAAATCACACAAGAACTTGATGAGAAGATTGATGCTCTTATGAAGACAACAAAAGAAAAGTTTGAGTGTTCTAACTATTTTGCTGGAAAAAGATATAACGAAAAGTTTGATAGGATTATTCAGGACTTTGAGTATGCGAAGAAACACGGAAGTTTTCCACTAACTCAAACACTTACTCTTGATTACTCCAATTTTGATTACTCCAATTTTGTTGTGACTGGTAGTTCTTTGGAAAGTTCTTTTGTAATCAAACAGGGGAAAACACACGAAGGTTATTATACGAATGGAAACCGTAAATATTTGAAGTATTATATGCCCGATAAACCTAATCGTTTGGTGAGGTTCTTTATGAGAACTTGTCTTGGATTTTATTGGGTAGATGAGAAGGACGGATGAGATACTACGAAACCAGAACTTATGAGCACCAGTGTGACTTTGATGCTAAAAACAGAGCAGAAAAAGCATCACAAGATTACTACAAAAAGTGGATAAATCTTCGTAAAGAAGTAAGAGAACTGGTAAAAACTCAAAACATTTCTATTACACCCGAATTTGCTAAACTGATTGGAATGAAATGACTAATCCACTCCTACAAAAATACGAAGAACTCTACGGAAAGAAAGAAGAACCAAAACCACAAAAGACACACACAGAAAAACTGAAAGAACTTCGGGATACTTCTACTATTCCAATCACAAAATTCACAACTCACGATATTGATAGTATTAACGATAGTTTCTTACAGATTGCCGAAAAGATAAAAAACAAAGAGGCACAAGTAACTTCTATGAATATGGATTATGAACATCATACTCACACACAAAGAATTACTTTTGAGGTTTTGACCAATTTTTGAACTGGCACAGGGAGACCCCACAAGGTCTCCTATTGGTCTATAATACTCTCATAAGCAACCAAACCGATGATTGACCTCTCGCAACTGACCGAAGACCAAATCAACGAACTTGAACTTCAAATCCAAAAACATAAGGAAGAACAAAAACACAAAGATAATCTAAAAAATCTAAAAGGTTATAAAGTGACCTTTTATATTAGGTTTGACCCTGAAAAGCATAAGGATGATGATATGCTTACAGATGAGGGAGAACTTGACCCTAACATTTTTGCTGATTATCTGTGTGATAATCTTGTTACAGACCTGATTAGGGGTTTTGAATTGTATGGTTATGAGGATGTGAGTTATCCTAATGTGGAAGTAGCAACACAACAAGATATTGAAGAGAAGTTTTGAGGACACTTGAAGAACTGGCACAGGGACACTCCAAATGCCCCTGTGATGCCTTATAATAACCTCATAAGCAACCAACCGATGACTGAAGAACAAATCCTTGAAATTGCTGAAAATCACCTAACTCTTGAAAAGTGGGAGGACATTTGTTGGAGGGCAGATACTTTACAACTCTTGAAGTTTGCCCGAGAACTTTATGATGAGGGTTATACAAAAGGTTTCAAAGTAGGACACGATGCTGGTTGGGAACTAAACGATGAAGTATCACGCAGAGGATTATGACTTTACTTGAAACTCTTGAATACTTTCTCACAGAAACCGCAGCAGATATGGATGGTTTGTCTTGGGAAATCCGTGAGGAAACTAACTTTGAGGACAACAACATAGAACATTTGACTGAATGTTATGATTTCAATAAACAACTTTATGATAATCTCAAACAAATCAAATCTATTATTGAGAATATTGAAGCACTAAAATGGGCAGATAAAATTTTAGATGGTGTTGATTTGAATAAGGAACTACCTGATGAAGAAACTACCTGATAAACTACAACTTGATATTATGTGGAGTGTTGCTACAAGTTCAGCAATAGAAACAAGACAGAAACCACATCTTATTTTTGCTAAACTTCTTTATGACGAACTAAACGACATCAAATTGCCAGTAGAACTTGGTAAATAAAATTGGAATGGACATCTGCCGATCGTTATTATGGATTGGGTGATTTTGCTAGAAAGACTGGTGGTAATCCATCGTCTATTCACACGCAACTTAATTATCTAACGACTGAGGTTCAATGGAAACGAATTGTAGATAGGATGAAAACTCCTGGTAAGTCTATCGATCGTTACATGAACTATGCGTATAGTTGGATTGGTTGGGGGCATCATGGTGCCCGCACTTCGTATGCCTATGATTATGCCAACCGACTGATCACGGTAGAAGTTTGATACAATAGAATAATAAATAGTGGGGAGTAACAACTACTCCCCCTTTTTTATGTCTATAGAAAATCTTCCAGACGACGAAAAGGATATTATAAATCTTGCCTCAAAGGCGGGATATTTAAAAGTTTCTACTGATATAGGGGAAATCAAACTCAACTCATATAATCAAGTAGAAATTCAACCAAAAGGAACACCATTTGGGGCAAAGATAAAAGTTGAAGAGAATGGTAATGTAACTCCAACATTAACTTTCGATACTAAAAAACTGAGAGAACCAAAAAAGAATATAGATACAAAACAACTATTGGACGATGCTCTAGAGGATTTTTGGAATGAGCAAGACCAAGTTTAATATCTTTGAGTTTAAGTATGGAAGGGAAAAGAAATCTCTAAAAGAATTGATAAAAATAGGAGCCGTATTGCACGGTTCATTGGATATAATTTCTTTAATACCAGGAATAGAAAAAAAGAAAGTTTTTAATTTAATTGATATTATTCAATTAAAAATGGGAACGATTAGTATTATTAACGATTATATTATTCGGGATGAAGAATTGCTCTCTTATCGTATAGATAGGGTGGTTACTAAAGCAATCTCAGAGTACGAAAAGGATAATGTTTAAACTTTTTGAGATTAGAAGCGGAAAATTTACTGCTCTTCCGGATATAAGTCCAAAGAACATTAAGAGATCAATTATTGCTGTTGTTATTGTGGCAGTAGTTGTTTTCTTATCTGGATGGTTGAAGATTGAAGAGAAGGAACTTTGGAAGTTTTATAACTCTATTATACAGCATTTTGGATTAAAAGAAAACCTACCAGACATAAAGAATAATAAAAAACTTGAAGCAAATATAGAGTCTGAAGTTGATAGGGCAATAGAAGAATATAAACGCTTGACAGGGTATTCAAATGAACCTATAATACCTTTGCCAAGGTTGATTGAAGTAGCTCCTGATAATTCTATATGTTACTCTGAAGAATGTAAGAAACTTGGTGGAGAAATGAGATTATGTGCTCCTTGGAGAGAAGATTGCGTTTAAAGCGTCTAAATAACATATCCTTATTATATTAGAGGTTATTATGTCATCATCACAACAACTACTTGATGCTGTTGAAGCGTGGAAAGTAGAAGACGAAAAGTTTACTAATGGTAATGCATCTGCAGGTACTCGTGCTCGTAAAGCACTTCAGGAAATTGCTAAACTTGTAAAAGCACGTAGATCAGAAATCACTGAAGAAAAGACCGCACGTAAGGAAGCAAAAGCATCTGGTTGACATTTGAGCACCAGTCCCTTATAATACTCTCATAGGTAGCGGGGGTCCAAACTCCGCATAAATCCTTCACCCCCCAAGCCTCTTTATAATGCTCAAACAGGGGGGTCTCTTGTCTCAGTAGCTCAGTTGGATAGAGCATCTGCCTTCTAAGCAGTTGGTCGGGGGTTCAAGTCCCTCCTGAGACGTTACCACTTGCGCTGGAAAGATAAACCAGAATGCCGTGGTAAGATAGAGGGTAAGCCTCTGTTATATCCTTGAGGTATATTACGTTTACTCCATCTGCTTCAGTGGTGGAACGGTAGACACAGCGGACTTAGAATCCGCCGCCTTAAAAAGCGTGGAAGTTCAAATCTTCTCTGGAGCACTTGACAATCAAACTTAAATAGTTTATGATTGTCTTATAAGCGGGTATGGTGTAGCGGTAACACGCCATCCTTCCAAGTTGGAATCACCGGTTCGAACCCGGTTACCCGCTTTCCTCTGCGTAGTCTATTGGTAAGGACGGGTGGACAACACACATGGAAACTGGGTTCGATTCCCAGCCAGAGGTACACTTACTTTTTTCTTATGGAAGTTGAAATTAATTCTATAAATATCGCAAGACTTCTAAGTGAATTAGAAGGTTGCTATATCTTCACCAAGTATATGGGTTTTGAAGATGATATGAATACAATTGATGAAATGAAGAAACGTTATTATAAACTTTACTTCAAACTTTATAAGGAAGAAAAAAGTAATCCACAATAGCTCAGCGGTAGAGTCGGTGACTGTTAATCACTTGGTCCCTGGTTCGAATCCAGGTTGTGGAGTTGGGTGGTCGCGGTTGACGGTTAATTACCTTCTCAACATGCGAGTGGGAATACCTACCACCCTTAAGGGCGATTAACTCAGCGGTCAGAGTGTCTGCTTTACACGCAGAAAGTCCACGGTTCAAATCCGTGATTGCCCACTTGATAAATAAAAATAAAAGAGTATAATGGAAAAACTGTATAAATTACTCAGTGATGCTCAGTCATCACTTTTTGTTTTATTCCATAAAACTTGGGCATTTCATTGGAATGTTGTTGGTGAAGATTTCACTCAACTTCATCAACTCTTTGGTGGTCAGTATGAAACTATGTTTGAAGAGATTGACCGTCTCTCAGAACATATGAGATACTTAAATGTAAAACCTCTCAGTTCTCTCTCCAGAATGCTTGAGGTAACTCAAATTAAAGAGGCAGCAAGTTCGACAGGAGCAAAGGAAATGCTTCAAGAACTTCTTGAAAACAACGAAAAGTTTTGTGAGTTGATGGTAGAAATCTCAGAAGAAGCAGAAGAACAAAAGTCATATGCTACTGCTAATTTAGTTCAAGATTTAATGGAATCGCACGGTAAATTTATTTGGATGTTAAGATCACACCTACAATGAATAGGATGAAGAACAATGTTATCAATAAGATGCAAAGACTGTAATAGAGAATTAACAGGACATCATTCAAAAACAGTAAGTTGTGGATGTCCAAATATGGCAACAATTCGCGGAGATAAGATTTCAGCACTTGACTTATCCCGTATTGTTATGTTAAACTCTTTAAAAGAAAATTCAAAAACAAACATACTGACCTCTCAAGATATTGCTTGGCAGGAAGCACGTAGACAACGTAAAGTTCGTCGTTTGGATTTTGAGGTTCGCTGAACCTCTCATTGGAAAGGTGGCCGAGTGGTTTAAGGCAACTGTCTTGAAAACAGTCGATGTGAGAGCATCCGGAGGTTCGAATCCTCTCCTTTCCGTTTTAAGTTAAGTTACAAATTTAACAATCTCTTCAGCAGTGTTAAGAATTCAACACCAAATGTTGACGATGAAAGTTCTGTGGATAGTATATAGTAGTACTATCATTCAAAACTTATGGACCAACATACCTATAATAATTGGGTCCGTATAAAGGAAACATTTGAAAAGTCTGGTAATACAGATAATATGTTCTATAAAAGAGCAATTGAAATTGTAAAAACAAGAGTTGATCCTCTTGCTAAATTTCTTGGAGATGAAAAGTGATGGAACCTCAAGACGAATTTATTACACGTTCTGAAGTTCAGGAGATGATCGATGCAGCAATACGACGACACAACCGTAATGCTTCTATCATTAGCATGTGCGTCGGTTGGGTGGTTCTTGCTTTATTTGCTGAAGGACTATTAAGACTGATTGGAGTTATTCCTCCACTACTTCCTTTTCTTAAAATTACTTTAAATTAAAGAAGATGAGTAATACCATATATACTGCAATAACAATCTTTGGAGTTATTGGTTATTTAATTATTTGGGCCTTGACACACGCTTATCCATCATGATAAAATTTGTAGAGTTCCTTCTGACCAACCAAGTGTCTTTATTCGTCATTGGTTGCCTCTTGACAATCGCTCCAGCAATGGGTATAATGATTGTACATTCAACGAAGGAAAAGTAACGGAGTATCGCCTAACTTGGTCATGGCACCTGCTTTGGGAGCAGGAATAATTTCGGTTCAAATCCGAATACTCCGACTCATAAATCTCACTTTATGAAAATGAATCAGGAAATTGACGATCTTACAACGTTTACAATTGAAGAATTTCAGGCAGATTTTGACAATCTTATGAATAGAGTTGAAAGTGGAGAATCATTTATCATAAAAAGTGAGCATGGAAATGCAGTAATAGTACCATATAACGAAGTGGTGCAAGTATTTCAAGAATCTGGTATGAGTGACGAACTCATACGAATACACACAGACCACGAAGAAGGTTCTTGACAAAGGGTTCCAGGTCCTCTACAATAGATCTGGTTTTAAGCGAGTGAGACTTGGTAGTCAGAGAGGTCTTATAAACCTTTTCCGCCAGATTAGCGGCTTTGAGATGGTTCGAATCCATCCACTCGTACCTTGCTCCTTTAGCAATCTGGTGAATGCAGCGAACTCATAATTCGCCTGAGGCGTGTTCGATCCACGCAAGGAGCACTGGACGCTTACTAAAGCGTCCTACTTGACTTTCAAACATCACTTCTCTATAATACTAAGGTCAACAATCAAAACAATGACTCTCACTTCTAAATTCAAGAAAGACGTTCAAACCCTTCGTGGTGCAGCAAATGGCGAATTCTACCTTGATGTAAAGAATCCGAAACTCTACAAAAAGGTTCGTCGTTACTATGAAAACGAAGGTGTGGTATTTTCTGGTGATCCTCTGGATGATTATGAAATGCTTATGGAATATGTCGCTGCTGATCTTGAGTCTGTTGAGGTTGCATGAAGACTAAAGTTCTTCTTGAACGAGAAGGATATCGCTTTATAGAAGCAGGTATTCTTGAGATAAATGGTAAACCAGATTATCGTCTGCAAAAGCAGAATTACTATACAAAACGCTGGTACGACATTTATTTGTTTGATAATCAAATGCAGTGTTTAACTGCTATGGAAGATCATCAATATTGTCGTTGGTTAGATCCAGATCGTGTTCCTTGTTATGTAAAAGATGATTAAATAGTCACGGAGAGACTTTAAAAGTACTGGTCGGGAGCAAACCCCTTATGTCCAAGACAAGTATCTTAAGATATCTTGGAAACCTTCTCCTCATAATTGGTTATCAAACTATGTTATGGGGAGATTTTAAATACGGTTTAATGTTAAAAGTTGTTGGGGGATTACTCACAGTACCTTTTGCTATTAAACTTAAACTTTGGGATGTATTATTCCTGTGTGCTTTCTTTGGTATTTCCGAGATATCAAAAGTAGTACAACTTTTCTCAGTTAGTTAAAACTGAGTGGTGGAGTCAAAAATGACCCTATTATGAGTTTCTTGCTTCTCTCAAGAGCAAGTGGTGCGGATGGGGAATTCTTTCTCCGCCTGGTTTCCAATTTCCAGTCAAAGAATTGGTGGCGAGCCTGAGCACATAGGGTGGGTTGCATAAACCCACCCTTTTTAGTATAATATATACTAAGAGTAAATTATTCATCTATGAGTGATTATAAGAAAACAGCACTTGTTCTTGGTGCTGGTGGTTTTATTGGAAACCATATGGTAAAAAGACTGAGAGCAGAAGGTTACTGGGTTCGTGGTGTAGATCTTAAGCGTCCAGAGTTCTCTGAAACTGAAGCAAATGAGTTCATTCAGGGAGACCTGAGAGACATGAACTTTGTTGAAAGGGTGATTCGGTTTAAGGGGTATCTTGGAAACTTCTACCATTTTGTAGCATCACAGTATCTCCAACCCTTTGATGAAATCTATCAGTTCGCTGCAGATATGGGTGGTGCTGGTTTTGTTTTTACCGGCGAAAATGATGCCGATATTATGCATAATTCTGTTACTATCAATCTTAATGTCCTTGAAGCACAAAGACAACTTAACGATCTCAAAGGTGTAAATAAAACCAAAATTTTCTATTCTGGATCAGCGTGTATGTATCCAGAGCATAATCAATTAGATCCAGACAATCCAGATTGTCGTGAAGAGTCTGCTTATCCTGCTAATCCAGATTCTGAATATGGTTGGGAAAAACTCTTCTCAGAACGTCTCTATTTTGCCTATCATAGGAATTATGGTATTTCTGTTAGGGTTGCTCGCTATCACAATATCTTTGGACCAGAAGGAACTTGGGAAGGTGGAAGAGAGAAGGCACCTGCGGCAATTTGCCGTAAAGTTGCTTACCTTCCAGAGGAAGGTGGAACCATCGAGGTGTGGGGAGATGGTCTACAAACTCGTTCCTTCTTGTATATTGATGAATGTATCGAAGCAACCCGCAGAATGATGGAATCCAACTTTATTGGACCCGTGAATATTGGTTCAGAAGAAATGGTTAGTATCAATCAACTTGTAGATACTGCCGCAAGAGTTGCTGGTAAAATAGTAGAGAAGCAACATATTCTTGATGCTCCTCTTGGCGTTCGTGGTCGTAATTCTAATAACGATTTAATTCGTGAAAAACTTGGATGGGATTATTCACAAACTCTTGAAGAAGGAATTCGTAAGACTTACAATTGGATTTCTGAACAAATTAAAAAGAAATGAAAATAACTATTCTTGGATCTGGTGGTCAGATTGGTGCTTATCTCACAGACTACCTAAAAACTAAAGGTCACGATGTAATTGAGTTTGATGTTGTAAATGGAGAAGAACAGGATCTCAGAAAGATTCCTAACTATAAACTTGAAGATGACATCAAGGCATCTGACTTCGTTTTCTTTCTTGCATTTGATGTAGGTGGTTCTCGTTATCTCAAGAAGTATCAACACACTTTTGATTTCATTGATAACAACACCAGAATTATGGCGAATGTGTTTGGATACTTGAAAGAATATCGCAAACCATTTATCTTTGCCTCATCACAGATGAGTAATATGAGTTACTCTCCATATGGTGTTATGAAAAGAGTTGGTGAGATGTACACCCAAAATCTTGGTGGGTTGATTGTTAAGTTTTGGAATGTTTATGGTATAGAAAAAGACCACGAAAAATCTCACGTAATTACAGACTTCATTCGTAAAGGATTTGAAGAAGGTGAGTTTGAAATGATGACAGATGGTACTGAAGAGAGACAATTCTTATATGCTCAAGATTGTTGCGAAGGACTAGAAACTATAATGAATTATTATGGAGATTTTAAGTCAACAGACCCACTTCATATCACTTCATTTAGATCCGAATCTATTAAGACGGTTGCTCAAATTATTCAAGGACAATTTAATTTGATAGGTAAGTATGATGTGAAAATTAAACCAGGTATCGCAAAAGATAGCGTACAGATGGATAAAAGAAATGAAGCAGATAATTACATTCAAGGTTGGTGGCTACCAAAAACAAATTTAGAAACTGGTATTGGAAAAGTATTTGTGGAAATGAAAAAGGAGTATGGTTACAATGACTGATATGAAAGCACTGAAAAATTTTATTGATGAACCCCACTGTGATTTGGGTTCTAATGCATGGATTCTTGCTGAACTTGTTAAGAAGTATAAGAATGCAAGGTTTATTGATCTCGGGGTAAGACTTGGAGCTTCTTCGGCAATACTATCCATTGATGCGGAAAAGAATAACAATCAGGTTTGTGGTTGTGATTTGATGTTCACTGGGTTTCAAAATTATGGAGCAAAGTTTGTAAATGAAAATTATATCTGCTATATGGCAGATAGTGTGACTCTTGGAAAGAATTGGGACGAAGATCCTTTTGATATTATTTTTGTAGATACTATTCATACTAGAGAACAAGTTCTAGCAGAACTTTATTTCTGGAGTAATCATATCAAGGAAGGTGGATATTTTATTTTCCACGATTCGCATTGGGAAGGTCCTGGTGATGTTATTGGCGGAAAGCAGTGGGAACGTATTGATGTTGCCGTCACCGATTTCTTTGGTCTTCCCAAGAGTGTCCGTGAAATGGATCAGTATGAAGATGAAAACATTCGTCTTGAGCACTATACTCCAAGTTATGGAATGACTTTTGTTCAAATCAAATCTCTTGATGCTATTAAAAAATTCAAGAGCAACGTAGATTGGAAAAAGGTTTTTGAAATTCGTAATTGGTTGAATGACCTTCACTTCAATAGAAGCAATTTAAACTTTGTTGATTGGAATCAGGATATTGAAAACATTGAGAACGAATTAGTAATTGAACCATGACTTGTTCAGTATCGCATTGGAGTGGAAGACTTGGGAATAATATTCAGCAAGTCGCTAATTGTATAATGAGAGCAGAACTCACTGGTGATGCTTTCTATCAAAAATTAAGTCACGAAGTTATCAAAAAGTTTGTTCTTAATTTTGGTAGAGAAGAATCTTCAGAAGAGTATGAAGGTAGATTTTATTCTTGGGAACCACTTGTGCATTGTGAAAGGGGAATATATGAAGGTGGAAATGAAATTGGTGTAGATAAGAAATACGTCTACGAAAATATGAGACGTGTCTGTAGAAATTACATTATTCCTCATTTAGATGTTGTTGAACGGGATGTGATTGGAGACGATACTATTGTTATGCATCTCAGGAGTGGTGATAACTATCATCGAGTATTTGATCCTCCCACCAATTACATTCCCAATCCTCTAATTTATTATCTTAACTTGATTGATTCTTTTGATAAGTGTATTCTGGTGACAGAACCTGATAGGGAGAATCCAATAGTTCACGAGTTAATGAAGAATGATAAAGTCCAGATTCAATCTTTGGATGTAAAGTCCGACTTCTCAACGCTTCTATCTGCAAAGAATCTTGCTTTATCTGGTGTTGGAACTTTCGCTATGGCAGCAGCATTGTGCTCAAAAAATATTCAAAATCTTTTTACTACAGATTTGCTATTGACTGAGCACCTAAATTATAGTATGCTATTCAATACAGATGTCAATGTGCATGTGATGGAATTGGAAAACTATCTTTCCGTTTTTCCGTGCAGTTGGAAAAATACAGAAGAGCAAAGAAAGTTTATTTTAGAGTATAGATGAAAATTTTTGTAACCGGATGTGCTGGCTTGTTGGGTGCAAACTACACTAGACACTTACTTTCTAATGGTCATCAAGTAATTGGAATTGATGATTTATCTGGCGGATATAAAGCCTTTGTACCAAAAGCAGAAAACTTTATCTTTGTCAAATTTGATTTGGAAAGGAGAAAAAAAGTAGTAGAACTTTTTGAAGAACATAAACCCGATGTTCTTCTTCATTTTGCTGCTTATGCTGCAGAAGGACTCTCTCCTTTTATTCGTAACTTTAACTATAGAAATAATCTCATTTGTTCAGCAAATCTGATTAATGAATGTATCACTCACGATACTAAGTTTATTTTTACATCAAGTATGGCAGTCTATGGGGAGCAAGAACCTCCCTTCACTGAGGACAAGCGACCTCAACCAATTGATCCATATGGTATTGCTAAGTATGCTGTTGAGTGTGATCTAAAACTTGCTAATGATCAATTTGGTCTGAGATATAATATTGTTAGACCTCACAATGTTCTTGGAATTTATCAAAATATTTGGGATAAGTATAGAAACGTTATCGGTATTTTCATTCGTAAGACTTTGAATGGTGAACCAATTTTAGTTTATGGTGATGGTGAGCAAACTCGTGCTTTCTCAGATATCAAATATTATATGAAACCGTTTGATAAACTCTTAACTGATTATGATGGAGAGACATTTAATATTGGAGCTGACAAATATTTTACTTTGAATGAAGTTGCGGAAGCAGTTCAAAGAATTGGTAAAAAATATGGTTATGATGTTCCAATTCAACACAGTGAACCAAGGCACGAAGTTAAACACGCATATTGCGATCATACAAAAGCAAAAACTATGATAGACTTTAAAGATGAAACTAATCTTGAAGAGTTAATTGACAGTATGTTTGTTTGGGCAATGAAGCAGCCAAACAGAAAAGTAAAGAAAATGGAATATGAAGTTACAAAAGACATCTACGATTATTGGAGGTAATTTATGAATTTATTAGAAAAAAGGGCAATTGTTGATGAAATGATCCGATGTCAGGAAAAACCTTGTCCTGATGGTATGTGCCAAGTGCTGTCTATTGGAAAAAAACCAAATAAAAAATTTTAAAATATATTGGACTTGACATATGCTATTAAGTTTTAATTCTTTAATCAAACAGTATCATATAAACATCACTGGAGTTATTCATGTTGGTGGGCATATTGGAGATGAACTTCATGAGTATAAAATAAATGGGGTAGAAAATATTATTATTTTTGAACCTCAATCTCATTGTTTTGAAAAACTTTCTATAAAGGCAAGGGAAGTTGACTTACCTGCCAAACTTGTTAATAAAGCACTTGGTAACAAAAATGGTAGGATTGATATGACTTCAGATCCTACTGGTTTATGTGGTTCCATTCTTAAACCTAAACTTCATTTGGAGTTATCTCCAGATGTTCTTTTTTCCGAAACTTTAAATGTAGAAATATCTAAACTTGATGATGAAATTCCAGAGAATCATACTTATAATTTTCTGAATATGGATACTCAGGGATATGAATTGGAAGTTTTAAAAGGAGGAGTAAAAACTTTAGAAAAAATTGATTACATTTATACCGAAGTTAATCAAGCAGAAGTTTATGAAAATAATGCTATGATTGGGGAACTTGATGAATTTTTAAATGATTATGATATGGAAAGAGTTGCTACTGGTTGGCATGGATCTCAAACTTGGGGAGATGCTCTTTATATTAAAAGAGGTTTAGTTTGATGAGAGTATTTGATTCTTTTATTTTTTTCAATGAACTCGAACTGTTAGAGATGAGACTCAACATTCTTAATGATGTTGTGGATTATTTTGTTTTAACAGAATCTCCTTTTACAGTTAGTGGAAATGAAAAACCATTATATTATCAAGAAAACAAAGATAGATTTTCTAAATGGAATGATAAAATAGTTCATTACGTGACTGAAGAAATTCCTAATGATTTTAGTCATATGTTGGATAAAACCAAGTATCACGTTGCATATAGTGATGTTGATCCCTATGGGACTAAGTTCATAGATCTTCCAATACGTTTCCAGAGGGCTTTGTACAATAGGAACAACAGTGCTTTTGGAATAGAAAAGGCAGGAGCAACTGATGAGGATTTAATTATCACAAGTGATGCCGATGAAATTATCAATCCATATGTTATAGAAGATCTTTCTTGGTTTGATTTAAATAATCATTATCTTGCAGTTTGTAATGCCTATTATTATAAACTAAATTTTCTATATCAAGATGATTGGATGGGTTCAAGACTTTGTACTTGGAAGCATTTAAAAAACACTACAATTGATCAACTTCGACAAGATCATTCCAATGCATATAGAATTGAGAATGCTGGGTGGCACTTTAGTTTCCTTGGCAATGCTGAGAATTTTAAACTAAAACTAGCGTCTTATGAGCACACTGAAAATAACACAGCAGAAGTTTTGTCTAATGTTGAGGAAAAAGTTGAGAATGGTCTTGACCCCCTTAATAGAGGAATGACTTACAGAGCAGTTCCTATTGATGATACCTATCCAGAATACATTCAAAATAATCAAGAAAAATACTCAGAGTTTATTAAAAAATGGAATTGATTGAAGGAGTGGCATTATCTAAGTTGTGTGATTATTCTTTTGGTGATCAATCTGGGAAGTGGGGTAATATCTACACTTCCTTTATGAAAGAAGCGAATTTAACTAATACTGAGTTTGTGAGCAAGTTATTTGATATAAAGAAAAGTCGTAATTATATGACTTTGTTTATTGATAATATTCGTTTATATAAAAGAACTATTGTTGAAGTAAGTGAAAATGATAAAGAGTATATAAACTCCCTTCACCGAAAAAATGATTTACTACACCTCTGTTCTTGTTTCCCAGATATGAAGTTTATTATCTTCACCAATCTTGAGGATACACCTATAGATGATTATATTTTTGATTTGATCCCTGATAATGTAGTTTGCATATCTGCTGTTAATGCTGTTTCTTTTGGTGGAAAGGTAACTCCTGCTCCTTATGGAGTGCAGAGAAGAATGTCTTCATCGGATAAAAGAATTGAAGATTTGAAATCCTATATGAAAAATCTTCTACAAAATCCTTCGGGACTTTTGTATGTAAGTCATAACGAAAGTTCTCATTCTGAGAGAATGGGAATAAAAGATTTTTTCAATGGAAAGGATTGGGTTGAGGTTCACGATAAGAGAGTTACTTACTCAGTATTTCTTTACAATCTAAGTCAATCTAAGTTTATGATTTGTCCTAGAGGAAATGCTATAGATTGCCACCGAAACTGGGAAGTTCTTTATATGAGAAGAGTTCCCATTATGAAAAATCATCCATACCTACTTGAGTTGTACAAAGACTATCCTGTTCTATTTGTTGATGAATATTCTGAAGTTACCAAAGAACTTTTAATTGAGAGTGATTATCTGTTTCAACAAGCTCAGACTATGGATTTAAGTGGACTTGATTTGAACACCTTTTTCGACAAAACATTGGAGAGTTGTTTATGAATTTTTTATGCATTTCCAATTACAATAATGATTTAAGTTGGTTATCTGATTATCCAAACCCACATTTAATATATGATAAGACTTGGGCAGGTGGAGTAACTGATAATGATAACTCTGGTCTTATTCCACCTTCCAATTTAAAAGAAAGATATCCAAATTATAACATCACTAATGGTGATCCTAATGGATATAATATTAGTGATTATATGACTTTTATTATTGACCATTATGATAATCTTCCCGACGTAGTTTGTTTTGTCAAAGGAAACACTATTGGCAGACACGTAAGTAAAGAAGTCTTTGATAGATTAATCAACAATAAATGCTTTACTCCTATTGAGGATTGGAAGTCTCACGATCCAAATCAGCAGGCATTATTGAATGGATATGCAATGATATCTTGTGATGGTGGTTGGATGGAAACAAATGATAGTTGGTATTTGAATCATCCCAAACATCCAACAAAGTATTTTCAAAACTATAACGACTTTCTTAGATTTTGTTTTAAAGATCCTGTACTTCCAAAGTATGTAAGATTTCCACCTGGTGGAAATTTTGTTGTGCCAAAAGAATATATCTTAAAGTATGATAAAATTTTTTATCAAAATCTAAGAACATTTACTAGACACACAAGAGTTTCTGGTGAGGGTCAGATGATAGAAAGAGCATTGTTTACGATTTGGATTGCCAATTTTGAAGTGGCAGATACTATGAGGGAATTGGTATGCTAGCAACTGAATTTATTCACGGTCAAGGATTGGGAAACCAATTATTTTGTTATGTAACAATTAGAATGTTGGCACATAAACTTGGATATGATTTTGGTATTGGTGGACTTAGAAATGCTGGAGATTCTAGAGTAAACAAAAAAGGTTTTTACTTTATGAATCTGGATTATGGTAAAGAAGTTCCTGATGGGTTAACAAGGTACGATGAATATCGTCACGGTGCTTTTACTGATTCTTGGATTAGAACTGATATAAGACTCACTGATAGAAATCTTTTTTCTATATCAGATAATACTATTATCTATGGAAACCTTCAATCTGAAGAATATTTTTGCAACAGACTTGATCTTGTTAAGGACTGGTTGAAAGTTGGGCAAGAGTATGAGCATATGGATACCAACGGAAAAAATATCTGTATTATGAATTTCCGTGGCGGTGATATGGTTGGAAATGCTGGTGGATTTGTTCCACGATCATATTGGTTAAAGGCAATTGATAATATGCTTCAGTACAATCCAAATATGGAGTTTTGTATTGTAACTGATGATGTTAAAACAGCAAATGTAATGCTTCCCGAATATCCAGCCTATCACGAAGATGTTGCTTGGGATTATGTTGCGATTAAAAATGCTAGAAATGTAATTTGCTCAACTTCAACCTTTGCTTGTTTTCCTCTTTGGACTAGTGAAACATTGGAGTATTGTATTGCTCCTAAGTATTGGTTTCATCATAACTTATCTCCGGGATGGTGGAGTCTTGGATGTAGCATATATAGTTTTCCCACTCACTATATGGATAGAGATGGGAAACTATTTACACCTGAAGAATGTGTGATAGAATGGGAAGAGTATAAAAAAACTTCAAACATATATGAAGGCGATTTATGATAGAATTACCTGATGTAACATTAGTTTCTATTGATACTACTTCAAAGTTGGATGGCACTCTTCGTGCTTTATATACTAGTATGAGTGGTATTAAATATGGATCTGTTAAATTAATAACAACCGAAGAGCAGATTGAAAGATATCAATCTCAATTAGAAGATGAAGGAATAGTTATAGAAGTTCCTGTATCAGAAATTAAAGACTACAACGATTACAATCATTATGTAATCTACAATCTTGGAAATCATATAGAAACATCCCACTGTCTACTAGTGCAGCCAGATGGATTTGTTCTCTTTCCAGAAAAGTGGGATAATACTTGGTTGGAATATGATTATATTGGAGCACCTTGGGCATATGTAGAGGATGCTTATGTTGATCCTTTTGGTAATCATCATCGGGTTGGTAATGGTGGTTTTTCTCTAAGGAGTAAAAAGTTTCTTGATGTTCCAACAAAGGTAGAAGTTCCTTGGGAGACTAATAATAGTGACTTCTATTGGATGCCAGAAGGTGTTGTGAATTATCACGAAGATGGAAATGTGTGCGTTCATAATAGACATATTTTTATTGAACAAGGATGTAAATATGCTCCAGTAGAAGTTGCTGTTAGATTTTCACAAGAGACAAGAGTTCCTGAATGTGAGGGAATAACCCCATTTGGATTTCATTATCGTTTACCCCCAGGACTTGAATTAGAATGATTGGACATAATCACATAGGAAAAAATGGAAGGTTTGGTAATCAAATGTTCCAATATGCGGCAACTAGAGGTATTGCTGCTGCTCGCGGATATGACTTTACTATTCCCGATGGTCCTAGAATTGATGAAGAGTTTTATGATGAAGAGAAGCAACATAAACTCTTTATGGCATTTAAGATGACTGGTCTTAAAAATATTGGTATGTTAGATGCGGGATATAAACAAGAAAGTTCTTTTAGGTATGATGATGAACTGGTGAATACTTGTCCCAACAATGTAAATCTATATGGATATTTTCAGTCGGAAAAGTATTTCGCCCATATAGAAGATGAAATTCGTCAAGACTTTACTTGGCGTGATGGTGTTAGGAATATGTGCAACGAAATTTTTGATAATATTATCCCAGAAGGCAATGCTATTTCACTACACGTTCGTAGAACAGACCATCTTGTAAAGTCTTCTTTCCACCCAGTTCTTCCTTTGAGTTATTATGGGGAAGCATTATCTAAATTTGATAAGTCTCTTCCTGTTCTTGTTTTTTCTGATGATCCAAAATGGTGTAATGAGCAAGAGTTCTTTGGTGATGATAGATTTCTAATTTCTGAGGGTGGCGATAATATTACTGATATGTGTATGATGAGTATGTGCCAGTATCAGATTATTGCAAATTCTACTTTCTCTTGGTGGGGTGCTTGGTTATCTAAGTCTGAAAATGTCATTGCCCCAAAACTATGGTTTGGTCCTGATGGAGAAGATCCAACTGATATCTATGTTGATCGTTGGGAGTATCTAGATGTCTGAAATTTCTTTATGTATACCCACCTATGAATACAAAGGTGAAGGTGTAAAATATCTTGACGAATTATTTAAGTCTCTATCAACACAAACCTTTCAGGATTTTGATATTGTGATATCGGATCATAGTCAAGATCAGTCAATTATGAATTACTGTAGAGACACTGAGTATGACTTTGAGATTACTTATATTCAAAACCCAAGTGGTAGAGGATATCAATCAACAAATACCAATTGTGCTTTAGAAAATGCTGAAAGTAAAATTTTAAAAATCATCTATCAAGATGATGTATTTGTAGATGACCAAGCTTTAGAAAAAATAAAGAATACCTTTGATGAAACAAATTGTAAGTGGATGTTTCACGGATTTACGCATACAACTGATGGAATAGAAACTCATAGAGATTGTGTTCCCAGATGGACTGATATGATGCTTGAAGGTAGAAATTTATTGGGAAGTCCATCTTGTGTTGCGATGCTAAATGAATGTAAACTGTATATGGATGAAAATATAAAACTCCTAATTGATACCGAGTTGTATCATAGAATGCGGATGGAGCACGGAGCACCTGAAATAATTTCTGATATCTTAATCGCAAATAGAGAGCATTCTGGAAGAACAAGTTCCAGCGGTATTAACTATGACGCTCAAATAGATCATCCTGAAGGTGGGTGGTTAGTTAATAGATCTGAACTGGAATATATTGAAGCAAAACATAAAACCTTTTGTAAGGGTGGGAGAAAATATCCAGATGAAAATTGATTTATCAGAAGCAACTTTTATTATTCCAATTCGTATTGAATCGCAAGATAGACTGCGTAATGTAATTACTACAACAGCATTTCTTTTAGAAAATTTTGATACCAATATTATTATTAAAGAGGTAGATTATGAGTCTATCTTTATTAGAGATGTTGTTCCTGTTCTAAAAGATTTCTTTGATGTTGATACTCATATCTATCATATCTTTGAAAAAAGTGATGAGACTCTCTTTCATCGACAAAGAGTTTTAAATGAAATGCTTGCGGAAACAAAAACTGAAGTTGTAGTCAATTATGATTGTGATGTTCTTCTTCCTTTAGACTCTTATCACGAAGCATATCAATCAGTTTTACTTCATACTCAAGATGTGATTTATCCTTATGGTCAAGGGATGTATCAGCAACAAGTACAAGCAACTGATGAAATAGTCTCTCATTTTCTACAAACAGGAGACTTTGATTATCTTGAGAAGCATTCAAAACTTCATACTTCAGATTTTGGATGGGTTCAATTCTTCAATAAAAAAGTTTATATTGAAGGTGGTATGGAGAATGAAAATTTCAAAGCTTATGCTCCCGAAGATAAAGAAAGGTTTTACAGATTCACTACATTGGGTTATAATGTAGGACGTATCAATGATTATGTTTATCATCTAGAACATTCAAGAGGACAGAATTCTTGGTTCAGTAATCCATATATGAAAAGTAATATGGAGGAATGGGAAAAGATTCGGAAGATGAATAAAGAAAAATTATTAGAATATTATTCAAATCAAAATTATCTTAAAAAGTATTTACTATGACTAAGAAAAAAATTATCATCGATAAGAATTTTCTACTATCATCTGCCTATGAAGAGTATGAATATCTTCTTGAATTTATGAATTGTAAAGGAAATTACAATAAACCGGGAATTAGTGATTATCCTTTTTATGCATATTTTTCGACATTAGTTGATAATACTACTATTTTAGAAATAGGAACCTCCGAAGGTGGATCTGCAATTATGATGTCCCATAACCAAAAAAATAAAATTATTAGTTATGATGTTGTTAAGCAAGATACAGTTCCTGATGGTAATTTGAGAGGAATCGATTTTCGTATTGGTAATTTCATGTCTGATAAAATTGATTATAGTCAAATTGACTTAATTACTATCGATGCTGCTCATAATGGAGTGGAAGAAATAGAGATGGTAAAACATCTCCAAAAAAATTGGAGAGGTGGTCTTTTATTTTTGGATGACATTAATTTGAGTCAAATGCGTGTATTTTGGGAAAGCATTGATAAAGATCGGCATGAAGTTTTTGATATTTCAGATATTGCTCACGGGCATCATGGAAGTGGATTAGTTAATTTTAATAGGTACTTTGATTTGACCATTAAAGAGTAAATTTATGTTGGCATTTAATCAAATTGGAAATCTTGGTAGACTCGGAAATCAAATGTTCGAGTATGCTGCTTTGCGAGGAATTGCTTTCTATCACGGATACGATTGGTGTATTCCTCCTTATAGTAAAAAGGGTATTGAAAATTACAGTCTTCATTACTGTTTTAAGTTAGAATCTGTGCAGGAAGATAATCTAAATTATCTTGATCATTATCAGTATGTACAAGAAAGGTTTTTTCATTTTGATGAAGAACTTTTTGAAAACTGTCCAGACAATGTAAGTCTTCATGGATTCTTTCAATCGGAAAAATACTTCAAACATATTTCTGATGAAATTCGTAAAGACTTTACCTTTCACGATGAGCATTTGGGACCGTGTAAAGAGATGATGGATACCATAGAAGGACAAGAACCAATTATGCTTCACGTTCGTCGTGGTGATCCAAATCTAGTTGACCCTCGTGGATTTAAATGGAGTTATACTCAATGCGGAGATCAACATCCAGTTCAACCTCTTGAATATTATGAAAAGGCTTTATCTGAGTTTGATGATAGTCAACCAGTAGTTGTATTTTCAGATTCTCCTGAGTGGGTTAAAGAACAAGAATTCTTTTCTAGCGATAGGTTCTTAATTTCAGAACCACAAGAAAAATATGATGATGGATCATATACTCCATATTCAGATTTGTGCTTGATGTCTTTATGCTCTCATGCTATTATTGCTAATAGTAGTTTAAGTTGGTGGGGTGCTTGGTTGATTTCAAATCCAAACAAAAAAGTCATTGCTCCCAAAATGTGGTTTGGTCCTGCATATGCTGATAAAGATACAAAAGACCTTTATTGTTCAGATTGGAAAGTGTTATGAATAGAATTACAAATTACGAAGAGTTAAAAAATAAAATTACTGGTTGGATTGGGGATTACATTTTACAGAATCCAAGTATTAAATCTCTAGTTGTTGGTGTTTCTGGTGGTATTGATTCTGCAGTAGTTTCTACTCTTTGTGCAGAGACTGGACTACCTACTTATGTTTTATCTATGCCTCTTCATTCTATTTCTAAGAATGATGCTCTGTCCGATGATTATACGGATTACCTTGAGAAAAAGTATGATAATGTAACAAAGATTAGAATTGATCTGACCTCAGTTTATGATCAACTAATCAGTTCTTTTGATTACTGGACTGGTAGTGGAAAATTAACTTTAAACAATCTAGCAAATGCCAATACAAAGTCACGTATTCGTATGGTAACTTTGTATCAGGTTGCTGGTAATGTTAGTGGTATCGTTGTAGGTACTGGTAATAAAGTTGAAGATTACGGTGTAGGATTTTATACTAAATATGGTGATGGTGGAGTTGATATTGCTCCTATCGCAGATCTCTATAAAACTGAAGTATGGGAACTTGGAAAACATCTTGGGGTAGATCAACGTATTATTGACGCACCTCCCACAGATGGACTATGGGAAGATAGCCGAACTGATGAAGATCAGATTGGTGCTTCTTATGAACTTCTTGAATGGGTTATGGAATCGAGAATTATTGATTCTTCTTATGATTCTGAAGCATTGACTATGTGGATGGACAAAGAATTAACAGAAGAACAGAAGTCTGCGATTAAGCAATACAAAAAATTCAACACACAAAACAAACATAAAATGATATCTATTCCTACATTTAAACTATGAAAATTGGAGTAATCGGAGCTGGGAGACTTGGAATTTGTTTTGCTCTCCTTTGCGAACAAGCGGGTTATGATGTAGTTGTATCTGATATTAGAGAAGACTATATTCAAGATCTCAAAAATAAAAAGATTTCTACTAATGAACCTGAGGTTCAAGAACTTCTTTCTAAGAGTACAAAACTAAAAGCAACTATAAGTAATCTAGATGTAATTGATGAGTGTGATCTAATTTATACTTTAGTTGCCACTCCATCTCTACCATCTGGAGATTATGATGTAAGTGCTGTTTGGAAAGTTGTAAATGATGTACAATCAGCACCAAATGTTAAAGGTAAAACCTTTGTTGTTGGATGTACTACCAATCCTGGAGACTGTGAGTTATTCCAAAAACAATTAGAACCTTATGGAGTTGATGTGTTTTATAATCCAGAGTTTATCGCACAGGGATCCATCATCCGAGATTTGAGACGTGCTGATATGGTCTTGATAGGTGGAAAGAGAAATGAAGTTTATTATCAACTTTGTGAACTTTATAATAAAATTCAAGAAACTCCACCGAGTATTAATATTATGTCTACCACTGCTGCTGAACTTGTGAAGTTGGCAGTGAACTGTTTCCTCACAACTAAAATTAGTTATGCTAATATGGTCGGTGAAGTTATGACTTTGGCAGGTCTAGAGGATGAAATCTCCACTGTTCTTGGAGCAATTGGTGATGATAGTAGAGTTGGTAGAAAATATCTTAATTATGGATATGGGTTTGGTGGTCCGTGCTTACCAAGAGACAATCGTTCTTTTGCTGCTTATGCAAAAAAACTTGGATTAGAATATAATCTTGGAAAAACAACAGATGATTTTAATAATGAACACGCTAAGTTTTTGAAAGATTATTTCATTAAAAAGAATGATAGAAAACTTCCTTTTGCTTTTCATTACATTTCTTATAAGGAAGGGACAGACATTCTCGCAGAAAGTCAACAATATCGCCTTTGTTTAGATTTTCTTAATGAAGGGTATAAAGTTTATATCTTAGATAATCTTGCTATTCTTGAGCAAGTAAGAGACTACTTAGAAAAAAAATATGAAGATTTAGTAATTGTTAATGGAATTCCTAATGAAGAAGTTTATTGGATTGAATTATGAACGAATTAATAGACAAAAATAAATCTACATATAAACTTAAAAATATTGGTCCAATATATTATTTGAATCTTGATGGTCAACCAGAGAGACGAAAATATATGGAAGACCAATTTAAATATTGGGAAATTGAAAATTATACTCGCATATCTGCATATGATGGTCGTGAAGATGACTTGAGTGATATTATTGTTGGTCGTTATCCCGAAATGATGACTTCCGGAGAAGTTGGTTGTATTACTTCTCACTTAAAGGCAATTAAACATTGGTATGAAACTTCTAATAGTCCATATGTGATTATTATGGAAGATGATTGCAATCTTGATCTTGTAAAGTATTGGAACTTTACCTGGTCAGATTTTTATGCACATATTCCATATGATTGGGACGTAGTTCAAATTGCAATTATTTGTACTGGAGATATTCACGTTAAATTGCATAAGAGATTTGTTAATGATTTTTCAACTGCTTGTTATTTAATTAATAGACATCACGCAGAAAAACTTTTAAAATTTCACGTTCGTGGTGATAAGTATAAACTTGATAATGGTGTCAAACCTCGTCCAGTTGCAGATGATTTAATTTATAATTCTGGCAATACTTATTCAATCCCTCTTCTTTTGTATAGGATTGAACTTGGATCGTCTATCCATCCAGAACACGTTGACATTTATCATAAGGCAAATTTCAATGCGTTGAGTGAGTTTTGGCAGCAAAATGGTGCTCAGATTGATATTAAAGAGTATATGGACTATGATCCTTACCTTGGTAGAATAACTGAACCATCAAATCAACAAACCTCTTGACAACCTTTCAAGTCTCCTCTATACTAAATAAGTACTTAAGAATTCAGTTGTAATTCTTAACATTTGTCCTATAGTACAAAATAAAACAAACTTATGAAACTCAAACAACTGATGCTTGCACCTGTTGCTCTGGGAATGGTTGCTCCTGTTGCTGCGAATGCGGCAGATCTTAATATTGCAGCAGTCAACCAGTATTCTTCTGAACAGGTCACAAGTGTCTCTCAGTTCTCTGATGTAAAGCCCACTGACTGGGCATATCAAGCACTCAGCAATCTCGTAGAGCGTTATGGTTGCGTTGCTGGTTATCCTAATGGAACCTATGGTGGTGGCAAGGCAATGACCCGCTATGAAGCAGCAGCACTACTGAATGCCTGTCTTGATCGTGTAACAGAAGTTACCGATGAACTGAAGCGTCTCCAAGCAGAATTTGCTCAGGAACTTGCTGTTCTTCGTGGTCGTGTTGATGCTGCTGAGGCACGCATCGGTCAACTGGAAGCAACTCAATTCTCCACCACTACCAAACTGCGTGGTGAAACGACTTTCGTTCTGGGTGGTGTTCCTGGTTATGATACCAAGGATGATGTAAGCACTCGTACTGCTTTCAACTACGATGTTCGTCTGAACTTCGATACTTCGTTTACTGGTTCGGATCTGCTTCGTACCCGTCTTCGTTCCTCTAACTTCAGTGCTGATCCTTTCGGTTCTTCTTCTTCCCTGTTCAAACTGGACAAGGCAGACAACTTCTCCAGTGCTAATGGTGATAATGTAGTCCTTGACCGTCTGTACTATCAGTTCCCTGCATTCAATAACCGTGCAACCCTGACTGCTGGTGCTAAGGTTCGTAACACCGAAATGGCATGGATTCCTTCTGCATACAAGTCTGAGGTTCTGGACTTCTTTGCTGTTGCTGGTGCTCCTGGTGTTTATAACAAGGCAACTGGTGCTGGTTTCGGTGCTCTCTGGAGTCAAGGTAAGACTGGTCTCGTTGCTGGTGTAAACTATGTGGCACAGTCTGGTTCCGATTCCTCCAAAGGTGAGTTTGATGAGACTGGTGCTCTGAACACTCTGGCACAAATCGGTTATCGTGGTACTAACTACGGTATTGCATTCGGTTATCGTTATGGTACTGAAGGCACCCGTGTTCGCACCTACAACGGTCTGAACGGTGCTTCTGGTACTCTGGTTCCTGGTCAAACCTCCAACGGTTATGCTATCAACGCATACTGGCAACCCAAGCAATCTGGTTGGGTTCCTTCGGTCTCTGCTGCCTATGGTTGGAACACCGTAAGTGGTACTGAGAGTGCTGCTACCGATAGTCAATCCTGGTTCGCTGGTCTCCAGTGGGCAGATGTGTTTGCTAAAGGTAATTCTGCTGGTATTGCTGTGGGTCAGGCACCTACGGGTCAAGATCTGGAGTCTGCAACGATGCTTGAAATCTTCTACAAGTATCAAGTTTCGGACAATATCAGCATCACTCCTGCAATCTTCTATGCAAGTGATAATCAGCGCCTGATCGGTGATGCCTCCAAGTGGGGTGGTGTTATCCAGACTAAGTTTACTTTCTGATAATCTGAAAGTGTGGTAAACTTGGAGGGGATAAAACCCCTCCTTTTTAATGTGGAGAAATTAAATGTATGATTATTGGGTTGTAACAGAAAGGTCTACTGGGAGAGTAATTGCTCATTGTGGTGAAGAAAGAGATGCAATTATGATGTATGAATTTGATACTAATAATAGAAGTTATAGAAAACAGAAGTTCATTATGGATCAAGTAATTGATATTACTTCTACTTACGATAAACAACTTCCAGGACAAATTGGGCTTCCTGAAGGTGAAGTAAATCAACTTCAAGAGTTCAAGGTCAAACTTCCTGAAGGTGAAGGACAACCTGTTAATATCAGGTAATTAAAACCTTAACCTTCTCTTAGTTGATTTTTACTTTTATCTCTTTTAGAATTTCTTTGTAGTTATTCACTTTTTATGAAACTCAAATACATTTTTGCTATTGGTCTGCTTGCTGCTCCTGTTGCTGCTATTGCTGGACCTGCTCTAAATGGTACAGGTGCCACCTTCCCTGCACCTCTTTATCAACGTTGGTTCCAAGATTATGCACGAACTTCTGGGAGTAGGGTTAATTATCAGTCCGTTGGTTCTGGTG